ACAACCCGACCTGCACTTGCTGCACTGGATGCTACTGAAAAGTTTGTCACCCCTGATTGAATACCGTTAACTAAAACATTTGTTTCATATGCTGCTGCCCCTGGTGGGTCTGGATTATTAACGCAATCTAAAATTGTATTACTTCGATTAAGTTGTTGAATTGTTAAACCTGTTACGTCGTCAGTTGAAGGCGTAAAAACGTTAAGTGCTGCACCAGTTGTCGTATATGATCTCATAAGTGGAACAGACATTATAGGCTATCCACCTGAACGTTGCCTTCTGCTGTTGGCCCTGTAAATGCTGTTAAACTGCTACCCATGAAACTTGTGGCTATCGCACCTGCTGCTGATTCAATTCCGCCAATCCCATAAGCTCCTAATGTGGTTATGGCCTTACCCATTGTAGAGCCTGCTATTGTTGGTGCTATTGCACCGAGAATTAAACCGCCTAAACTTGCAATTCCTGCACCAGCTAGAACCTTGTTTATGGTTTTGCCTGTTTTTAGTTTAAACGCCACATATTGAAATCTGAATAGTAGATCTTAAATGTTTCTAAATTCGAGTTTAGAAACATATATGATCAAGTATGTTAAGTTAAAACATGGGTCTTTTAGGGAAAATACTCCCAATTGCTGCAATAGGTGCTGCGATTATCTATTTTGGTAATATAATGGGCCGCCCTGCCGCTGCCTCAGCCTCAGCTGGTGCATTAGGTGATACAGGTTCCGCTATTGGTAATGTATTATCTAGTATTGGTTCTGGTCTATCTGATTTAGGAATTGGTGCAGGTGAAGGTGGCGTTGGTCTTTTTAAACCATTTTGGGAAGTTAAAAATTTAATGGCTACGGTTCCAGTAGTTTATGATGCTAATGTGGTGGGTGCTGCTAACAGTAGTGCAGTAGCACAAAGTCAAGGTGAAACTGTCAGAAATGTAAGCAGACCTTCTTCTTCAACTATTACCTGGTCAAGCGGAACCACTGCGAGTGTGCCATCCTTAAGCGCAGCTGCTAAATCATTTTATGCGGCTAGAGGGGTATCCGTTACTTGAAGAAAGGTTCAAAGGCTGCAAAAGCCTGGGGTGCAAAAATGCGCAGACTAAGAGGGACCAAGAAAAAGACTAAACGAAAAACCACAACAAGAAAAAGACGTACAACAAGAAAGGGTATGTTAACTCTAAAACGTACAAAAGCCTATAAGAAAAAATTAGCTCGTGTTAGAAAACGGGTGTTTTCTAGGCGTGCTAAAGCAGATAATTGGTCTTTCTAAACCCAAATGTATTTCTCACCGTGACATGTAGGACAATCTTCAAATGTATTGTAAATTGGGTCAAGTTTATTTGAGTTAGTCTGAAAATCAACTGTTCGAATAACGCCGTGTGGGTGACCGTCTACGGTGTCTGCACAAGTCTTACAGGGTTTGTATTCCTTCAGCTTGAGTTCCAGGTTCGGTCTGCTTATTACTGGTTGTGTTAGCGGATTTGATTTTCTCATATACCTTCTCTATTAGTGCTGGGTCTTTCTTAACTGCTTCCTCAACTTGAGGAATTAAGAAGGATGCTGCTTTGCGATACTTGCCAGGTATCAACTGCATCAGAACCTCACCCAGACCAGAGTTCTTCATGTCGCTGTCTGTGACGGCAGGCCCATCTTTTATTCTGTTAACACTTGCTTTAAGTCGGTGGATTTCCTTTCTATAATCAAGAGCTTCTTCTTTCTTACTTTCTGCTAGATATTTAATATCACTTTCAAAGTCTTTGATACGCTGCCTAGAGTGTTTATTGATGCTAGACCTAGACCTAGCAATGAAAACACAGGAAAGGCCACCGCATAAACTTGCCACCAAGACCAGTGCTGCTGATAAAATTTCGATTTCCATGTCATAAATATAAGATAATTACTTAGTTGTAAGCGTTTCTACCTCAATATTACCTCAATACTACCTGGTTTAAGCTCGAAAAAACTAACAAAAACCTATACAAAACTACCCATGGTATTAACTTCTATCCTAAAAATAAGCTATGTAAGCACGTTAATGGGTCATCAGCTGGGCTAGATGGTGGGGGAATCGACCAATGTTAATAGACGTGTATAGAATAATCGACAGATATGTGTATATATGAGTCAAAATACTATGCTGTATGGGTGCGATATATGATACAGAGCAAGAACGAACACTGTTAGCAGAAAAAATACGAAATGAGAAATTAAGATTACAAAATGAAGATAAGGTGCATAAAACCCTTACATTTACTATTTCAGAATTTGCATTAATTGAGCAGATAAGGGCCAAACACCACTTGAAAGATTTAACGCAGGGGATGCTGTTCTGCATCTGGAACACTGCAGTAGAGGAAGGGATTGAAACAGGATGAACGAAAAAGAGAAAAGAAAAGAAGTTCAGGAATTTTACAAGAGATGGAATGTGTGGCTTGGTCTGATATGGAGAAGCGATAGAGAATTATGAACACCACAGGAATTTTGAAAAACATTTGCAGTGCAGACCTGGCCATACAAAGTGAAGTAATATCAATAAACTTCCATTGTCGCAAATGTGGCAAGTTCAAAAAGAAAAATACAAAGTCTGTTTATTGTTACAAATGTTTAGGGCTATGAAAAAAAAGCATTTTGATAAATTATGTAGGGAATTAGAAGGATTTGAAATAGTAGAAGAAAGTTTGGGAATGATACGGGTAACTGGAAAATTTAGACATTTATTAATTAAGAATATTCCTAAACAGAAATGGGGTGAGAATGATATGCTCAATGAAACAATAATTTTATCTATTTTAGAGGTATGTGAAACTGTTGAATATAATCAGTTAGCTGATTATTGTTGTATAATTAAAGGCACGTTACTTGCTTCTATCAACAAAACACTTGATAAACTTCAAAACTGAAATTTGAAGTTTAATCCACATTTTTTTTAACACTATCTTAACACGCCGTAAATTATAAAATTAGATCCTGCAATCCATGTGGTAGCAGTTTGAAAAGTAATAGATGATATACTTCCGCTAGAAGCATTAAGAGATAGTCCCGTATGTTCTTCCCACATAATTGGGCTGGTCTGACTGGCAAAAGCCTTAATGATAGGTTTTGAACCTCCCGGAGTACCCCACAATATTTCTGCTGAACCTACTAAACCATCACTTGTATTACTAAAAGTTGCACTTGCTAATTCATAAGATGTGGAACCCGTGCCAACTCTAGTGGAGTCAGTCCACGAGTTTGTGGTACTATCTTGATAATTGAAATTTGCATAATAATAATATGTTGTATTACCACTCACTAACATTTGTAGTGCAGTCAAATTTGCTGACAGAGCAACATTAAAGACAATTTCGATTTTACTATATTTTGAGCTTAGAAGGGGAGATGCTGGTGTGAAAGTGTAAGTGGATGCGGTACCTACGGCCGTATGATCGTCTAATACTACTGTTCCTGTGGGTACAGCTCCTGCTGCCCAGGTAGGAACTCCCCCTGTTACTGACAATGTCTCACCAGCCGAACCTATGGCTAATTCTTGTAAATGCACACCATCAGAATAAGTCATGGAGGATGCAGACATATCGCTTTGAGTGATATTTTTAAAATCTAAATTTCCTCCGTCTTGTAAAATTGTGCTATCATGAGTATGGGGTTTAGTAACGCTAGAACCGCCGCCAGAAAAACCCATTATTGTGACACCGTCCTAAAGCGTTGTGCTTCTGTATTGTAAAACATTGGTGTGACCTGGGCTAGTACATGAACTGCACCAGCAGCACCAGCCTGAATTTGTACCCTAATAATATTCTGATCGTTTATGTTTTGGTCTGCACTAGCACTCAACGCCACTAAGGGCTGACCATTTACAGAAAACTGACATGCGTTTACACTGTCTTGATTTTTTATTGCAACTGAAATTGCAACTGCTCGATATTGTGCAGGATATTCGATTGTAATGGTTGTCCCTGCTGCGATAATATCAGCAACATAAGTAGAAGGTACAGTTGGGTCTTTTGGTAAAACATTTACAACATACCCTAGAATATTTTGTGGCATTAAAGCCTCCTAAAACAAATTAGAATATTTCATCAAAAATGAATATTGTGCGATTCCGCCACCAGTCGCTACTTGTCCTGATTGCCAGGATAATTGTTTGCCGCCAGCTTGTCCACCAACTGTGACACCGATAGGCCCGAACACAACCCGACCTGCACTTGCTGCACTGGATGCTACTGAAAAGTTTGTCACCCCTGATTGAATACCGTTAACTAAAACATTTGTTTCATATGCTGCTGCCCCTGGTGGGTCTGGATTATTAACGCAATCTAAAATTGTATTACTT